ACTTTTTACCAAAGCCTCGGTGGTGGTATGCAGCATGACTTAGATGCTTACAAAGAGCACATTAAAAACTCTCCAGACTTTGATAAATTAGTTGCTGCTAAAGAAGCTGAGCTTAAAGCTATAAAGAAAGAAGCTATTGAGTCTTTCTGGGGCATGATGGGAATGACTTTCTTAACTGCTGGTATGTCTGGATTGCCAATATTCTTTGTATTATCTGGTATTGCTTCAGCATTCCATGCAGCATTTGGGGACGATGACGAGCCATATGATTTTGATAATTGGTTTAAAAATTGGTGCAGTAGAACTTTTGGAAGTATAGTCGGCGATACTATATCTAGAGGTGCTTTGTCTCAAGTTACCGGCGCTAACTTTGCAGACCGTATGAGTATTAATATGAGCGACATGTGGTTCCCTAATGTTAAGAAGAGCCAAGATGAAGTACAGTATTTACAAAACGTTATGACTAACCTTATGGGTCCAGTTATGGGTGCAGGGTTAGGTTACGCCGAGGCACTTAAGCGTTTGAATGATGGGCATTATGAACGTGCTATGGAAGCAATGCTCCCTGCTGGCTTGAAAAATATATTTGTAGGAACCCGCTATTTAGTAGAGGGCAAAGCTCTAACGCTTAAAGGCGATACATTAGACCAGCATATTAGCGCAAAAGAAGCAGTCGGACAAATGCTTGGCTTCTCTCCAGAAGATACTGCGCAAAAACAAAAAGCTGCTATGGAGATGAAGAATGCTAACGAGGAAATTAAAGGGCGCAAGCAAGATTTAGAAAATGCTTTCTTTATGGCTTTTGATAACCATGATAGCAGTATGCAGGGTAGAGTAATTACTAAGATTATGCGCTTTAATAAAACTAATCCAGAGTATGCTATTGATGCCGACGCTTTAATAAATTCCGTACAGAAACACTACCAGCAACGCTTCTTAAACAATATGACCGGTGGTATGGCAGTTGAGAAGAAAGCTATGAGTAGGATGACTAGGATGATGGATTACGCAAAGGATTAAAAAAGCCCCGCTGATTAGGCGGGGCTAAGGTATTACTAGAAAGGAGTAGCCAATGAATGTAAGCTACGCCTCTATCTTACTACTTAAGTCTCCAAACACGCAAGCCGTGTATCCCTTTGTCTATTAAAACCTGCGTTTTTACAGTATAGTTTAGCCTTTTTGTCACCCTGGTAACTTCGGTAATTGCAGCTTCCGTATCTAGACAAGGGATAAAGAAGCTGGTTCCGACTTTAAACTTAGCCCAATTAATTCTGAAATGCAGTTTGTGGATCAACATCTGGTGCGTGCTTAGCTGCTTCTATGTAGGTTTCAGCATCTAAAAAGTTATCAACTTCAAGACTAAATACATACGCATCAATCGGGGGAGACTGTAGTTTTGTGCCTTTGGATAGACGCTTTTTGACCTGCCCTAAATATATGCCATCGGTTTCTAATCCTTTAAGTATTTCCTTTAAAGTTATTTGCTGCTTTGTGCAATAAGTACGTAGTTGCTTAGCATTAATATAAAGGCGCTTATCGTCAGGCTCAATCCGTACAAACAAGTCATTAAACTTAGGTTCAACAATTGGCAACTGCTCCATACCTGATCTAGCGTCGGCCTTAGCATTAATTACTAATGTAGATGCACGGTGCTGGTTCATAAACTCACCAATAATACTAGCTTGGTTTGTAGCACAAGGTGCTTTAACATCTGAACGCATGTGCTCTAGTTCTTTAACTATCCAACGATATACTCTACCAATATCAAAGTCGCCGAGCAAACCTAAGTCTTTAGCCATTAATGCGCCAGCAATATTACAAGCTACCGTCGCCGACCAAAACCGCTCACGGCTTGTGAAGTTAACTTCTTTGTCTAGCTTTTGCTGGACTTGGATTACTGTATCAATAGCATCTTCCAAGTTATCTACAAGGTATTGGATGTATGGCTCACCAGCAAGTCCGTAGTTAGAATACAACCCATTAAATACGGTGTCGGCTTCTTCTTTAGATAAAGCTTCTGTAACTTCAATTCGATACTCAAGCAGACGCATAAACTCGCCGTCTGGTGTAGCTTTAAGTGCTGCTAACTTATCATAGAAATTTGCATTGGAACTACATAGAGCCATAGTCCCCCACTTAGTAGCATTAACACGCTCAGCATTATCATGCTGCATCATGCGGTTCTTACCACGACCTTGAGAAATACTATAGGCTAAGTCAGAAAAGTTATCTCCTGATAGCTTAGTAATCTCATCAATCGTAACCGGCAAGTTATTCATAATACCAAGGCGGTGAATCATAGAGTTCTGCGTATCTTTCCATTGAAGCATTAATTCTTCGGGATGACCATAGACGCTGTTGCACATCTTAAGAACTGTAGACTTGCCTGTACCTGATGTGTTATTTACCAAGTTAATAATTGCACCTTTTAAATTAAGGTGTTTTATTAGGGGTGCCCCAAATGCGGTAAAGAAACCAAATGCGTGTGGCTCAAACTCAGGCTGGTTATATACATTAACAATCTTTAACCAATCTTCCATAGACCCAGTCGGCGTCATCCAGTTTGCTAGACTGCCTGTTGCGTGGGATGGTGGGCTATAACTAACTTTACCAGCAGATATTTCTCTATCTCCCAAGATAAACTTAGAATCATTTTCTGCCCAACCAAATTGCGTTCTCATCATTTCGACCTTTCCTTTGAACTGCAAGTGTTTTATAAATGTAATGATGTACGTCATAATAGAGTCCATCTGTTTTTTAGAACCGGCAACACCATGCCAGCTTAATTTTTCCCGTAGCTTCTCAACTACTTGTGCTTCTGTTTGAGCTATAGAAAACTCTCGTACTCCGTCTTGAGGCAAGTGCAGTCTAAGCCAAATTACGTCACCCTTCGATGGGTCTTTAAGGCGCTTAACTACATACAAATCGTGCTCATAAATTAAAGCAGCTTCATCATCCTCATCTACTGGCTGCCTATACACGCCGCCATTCTTCCCTCTAAAATATGGGAAAGGAAACTCTGGAATGACGTATTCTTGTTTGGTACCACAAGGCGCCTCTGAAACGACCGCAATATCCGGCTCACTGGCGATAATTTCAGAACCGAGCAATATCGGAGACGATATCTTACCCTTGTGCGGGCACTCTTTACATCCTTGTGGGTGAAGCTTCTCAAAGGACGAACACGTATAAGGGCCTTTTGTCTGTAAGGCTTTCTTCTCAGTTTCCTGAGCCGAGTACGATGGGTGATTCTGCGAAATGATGTGTATTGCTTCATCTCTGTCCACACAATGGGCGGCAATAGATAGTCCTGCTCTCCATAATGGCTCCTCTATATCTGCTTGATTAATAGCAATATTCTCAAGTTGTGGACAACCTTTGCCTTCAGTAGTCTTTATCAAAATAGTTTTGAACCTACTCTGACGATTACTCATGGCGGCTTGAGCCATTGCGCTAGTTTGTTTTGGTATGTAGTCGGGTGCAATTAAAACCCCAATAGCCATTTTGATATCCTCGTAAGGAGTCTCAGGCTCTATCTGCATAATAGCTACGGGCAGGGGTGGGTCTTGCTTAAAGTTAAACGTCTCAGGCACTCTAAGGATTGATGCACTCTCTGCGGTGCGTGATGGGTCTGCCCTAAACTTATGCTCTTCACACAAAGCTTTAAGGCGGTCGGCGACGGGTTTCCATTCAGATCTACTGATGGTTTCTGTTAGTCTCCAATAGGCATGAATGCCACGACCCGAATTAACTACCGTTGGTGATGGTAGGGTTACAGCCTCGCAAAACTTTTTAAGCTCTGCCAAACCGGTGGCTTGGTCTAGATAACCTTTGCCACTTAAATCTTTGTCTATACCACAATCAATATCTACCCAAAAAGATTTAAAGTAGGTGCTATTTTTCTGCGTGCGACCATCTTCGTCGTTCTCATATTTAGCGCAAGCAAAATAAACATCGTACTTCTCTAATAACAGATTTGTTATTTCTTCATCGGCTTCTTCCAAAGTCTCAACAAAGGTCTGTCTCGGACGCCCCTCTTGCTTTAAACCGACAATACAATACCACCCTTCTTGGGGAAGCACTGCATTTAATAAATCTGTCGTTGCCATATCACCTCAAAATCCGAAGAAAGGAAGGGCAGCAGGGGGGTCGGCATCCCCCTTTTCGTTCCGTCAAACTAGCTGCCCCGGGGTAAACTACTTTATAAGTTTCTCGATCTGTGCAACCGCCGTTTTATGTGGCATAGTTGATCCGATAAACCAGTTGTAGATTGTCATGCGGGATACTTCAAACATCTTTGCAATCTCTATAACTGTAATATCGTTAGCAATACAATACTTACCTAGCTTCACTCCAATATGTTTAGAGTCGGCAGTTTTGTTTGCTTTTACAAGACGATAGCTATAGCCTCTTAGACTCATGTTGGTTCTTTGCTCCAGTCACCCATGATTGCCTTTAAGTCTTTTTTCTGAGTAGGTTCCGCAGCTTTCTTCTCAGGGCGCTTCTTAGGTTCTTCAATATCAGCAGCAGGGGCAGCTTCTTCTTTAATAAATGCAGGGGCTTTTAACTTTGGCAAGTCATCTTTTTTGGAGATAACAAACTCAATAGCTTTTTTAGCTGCAGGTGATTGGCCTTGCTTAACGGCAACTTCCCATTGGTCTTTAGATAAGAACTTCAAAGGTTTAAAAAACAACTTAGCAGTATCGCTATCAGGGTCAAAACGCATCTCTGTGTTCAAGCTATTTAAGTTGTAGCCTTGTGAGCCAACGTACTTAGCATATTGCTCAAACGGCATGTGGTTTAAATCGCCTTTACCGAAGATTGACTTAGAAGCCAACTGCAACTGATACACATCGCCGCCGACATCATCTGCCAATGCTACTGCAATTCTACGGAAGTGACGACATGCACGACCACCGCCAGCACCAGACCCCTTGACGTTCTGAGGGCACTCGGCGCAGTTGTGGTGTTGCGCTTCTTCTACTGAAGCATCGGGTGTTACTCCATCATTAGACCAGCAGTCAGGAGGTGTGGCGTCTGCCTTAGGGTTGTAAGCACCGGCATAGAATGTACGAGATACGTCTTTAGCAGCGTTAACAATAACTACATTTAGAGAATCACTATTGCTAGTTAAAATCTCCTCCCCATTTACAACCATGCGGAACTTACCGCCACGCAATGAAATACGTTTGCTACCGCCATTACCTACGAGGGCACGAGTTACATCATCTAACTGTACATCTTTAAGGTAGTCGGGTAAATCTTGATTAAAAAGAGTGATTTCACTCATTTGCTTCTCCTTACTGTAATCGAATGTTCGCTATCCACATTTAACCCGAGTGGTAGCAAGTCGGGGTTTTCTTCTAAAAACTGCTTAATGTTTGTTTGATGTATGCGCTTCTCAAGTAAATCGGGAAGATGGTGCTCAAACATAAATTGATAAAACTTCTCCCAGTCATTAGTCCAATAGCGACTCTTAACTGTGCGCATTACTGTGCCATGTGGGGTCTTAAGACTTGTAGCCCCTGTGGTTTTACATACTTCTAGCATTTGTTGCTCAAGAACTTCTAGTTGTGACTCAAACTCAGATTCAATTCTATCGGCTTCTTTTCTTGCTTTGTCACGAGCATCTCGAATCTTTATGTAGACTTCTACAATTTGATCGACTGTTATATCATCCATGTTTTCCTTTCTTACAGATCTTATGTCCGTTAAGTAATAATACCACAACGATTTACTTTGTCAAGTGTTTTCCTCAACTTCATTTTTATATAGGTCTATCAGTTTATCATGAACGCTAAGTTTGTTTCTTAGCATGTTATAGAGTCTATCTTCTACGGGAGAACCCTTAATATGCACGACAGTCATAGCATTTTTCTGACCCTGCCTATCAATACGAGCATTAGCTTGCAGATAAGTTTCGATTGATGTAACAGGCGCATACCATATTATGGTATCAGCAGCAGTCAAAGTAACTCCATGTGCTGCAGCTTGCGGTTGAATTAAGAGAACCTTTGGGTATGGTGTTTCTTGGAATCGTTTAAAAATTTCAGTTCGTTTACCTACGGGAACGGCTCCGTTTATAACATCGCAAGTAATACCTGCCCCTCTCAAATGCTCTTTGAGTAATTCTATTGTATGAGTAAACGGTATAAACACAAGGACTTTTTGGCTAGACTCGTTAATAACTTCTTCGACAACACGTAAACGATTAGACACGTCAAACTCAATAACAGCACCGGTATCAGAATAGACAGCACCACCAGAAATTTGCAGTAACTTATTAATATTGACGGCAGCGTTGACGGTACTGATCTCTTCCCCCGCTGCCACCATGAGCATCTCTTTCTTGAGTAGTTTGTAGAATTTATCTTGTTGAGGCGTGAGCGGCGCATCTCTGAATACATGTGTAACCTCTGGTAGATCTAAACATTCTTTTTTAGTAAATCGTATGGCTGGTTGAAGCGCATTAAAAACTACTTGACTTGCGTTAGGTTTTGGCATCCACTTAAACTTACTGACGCTTAGCATAGTCTGATCTCTAAATGAACCAAAAAACTTGGGTACTTTCTCAGGCACGCATAATCTAGCTAAACCATAAGCATCGGTTGGGTTTTGTGCGGCTGGTGTGCCTGTCATTAGCCATAACCAAGTATCTTTAGTTATGATTGAATTTAGCGTTTTCCAGCGTTGGGTAGTAACAGTTTTATACGCATTAGCTTCGTCAATGATGATTAGGTCAAACCCACCGTTTTTAATATCGTCGGCGACAATCTCTACACCATCATAGTTAATGATAACGAAGTCGGCATCGCTGGCAATAATAGCTTTACGCTTGGTACGTTCTCCATACGCTATGGCTACTTTGCGGTGTACTGCAAACTTAAATAAATCCGCTTGCCATGCTGACTGCATAATAGACAATGGGCAAATAACTAAAACCCTATTAATAATTTCCTGTTCTAATAAACAATCTGCCGCCCATATAGCCGATGCGGTTTTGCCTGTGCCTTGTTCATTAAAACAAAAAGCTCTTTGATTAGTTGCTAAGAATATTGCCGTTTCTCTTTGGTGTTGCATTGGCTGGTAAGCACCAGGCCAAGAATACGTGCTAGGCTTTTCCATTCTTTGATTTATTTCGCTTGACTGTGTGGTCTGAGTTTCTACTAAAGGAACGGTTTGAACTTGCGGATTTAATTTTGAGATTGCTTGGGGCGTTCGTTCCGCCTTTTGAAAGAGGGATAACATGGTCAATATCCTTGCCCTTTCTGTCCACACCCTTTTTGTCCATCTCGTAACGTGCTCTCTCCCGTGCATTGCGGGCTGGCTGCTCTCCCCGTGCTTTCTGTTGCTGGTATTCCTTCTTGTAGGGGCGGGGTTTGTTCACATAAGGCATAGCGGTCTTCCTCTTTATGGAAAATGTAGAGACTTCCATCTCCTAACAACACGTATTTTGGCACATTTTGAGCATTTTTGCCATACATTTCCTCAATAATCAGGTTTAAATCTACTTCAACCATGCCTGCAAATGGGATTGGTTCTAAAGACATGGCGGTGGCTTCTTTGGTTTTCCTGGTACTTGGTCATAGATTGGGTTCTCCCAAAACTTACTGTTGTTTGATATACCAAGAACATCAGGTTCGTCAGGTATTTCTCCTGCTGGTTTATCTTTTTTATGGGAACTTCTCCATACAACAAATATAGTTTCGGGATGCTCACAACGCTTCTCTTTAAGCATCTGTATTTTATATTCACGAGTGCAATCTAAGCAGTGGTTCATAGGGTCATGCGGTTGGTTAGTCCTATGAGACTGCCACATATACTCAATGTATTGCATCCTGCTCTCAAAGCATGGTGGGTGCCAATTAGGATTGTGTGGCTTAATTGTCAGTACTTTTCTATCGCCCATATTTTTCTATTCTTTCTACCTCACGGTTGATATACCACATAGCTTTCTTTAAATCTTCTAGTTGCTTACCTTTTAATGCAGCACGCCAAATATATTTAATAGCATTACCAAGATTAAAGTTCATATGCTCCGTAACTTGTATGCACTCTATACCCGATGGGTGGTCAGTGTAATGAACTGGGTTATTAACTGGGTCTTTCAAAATGGTGCCTCCTCAAAACTTTCCAGATCTATTAATTTCTTTTTCGAACGTAATTGTTTGAATGTCCACCCAGCTCTCCCATTTACGAGCACCCGTGCTTCTTCTCGCCTTGAGACCGTTCGCATCAACTCTTGGTTCTCGTCGTAAACTAGGTACAGGAGCATAATCAGTTAGTTTTCCAAATTCAGTTACAGTTGGCGGCAAAAATCTAAGCGCTTCTAATACAATCTCGTCAAGGCGTAGATATTTTCTAGGTCTCGGCACTTTTCTTCCTTCTTGGTTTAGCGGCAACAATACCTACCTCAGCTTCGGGTTCTTGGTTACGAGCTTTTAACATGGCGTCTGCATACTCATAGGCTGTAAGTGAAGCTGATTCTGAATCTTCTCCTTTGTGCGCAAACACAATACCTAGCAAAGCAAACATCGCAAAGCAATCTCTCAAATCATTCTCGTTCATCTATAACTGCCTTTCCCATTATG